TCCGTGTACGCGTTCGCCGTCGACACCGCGTCCAGGCCAACCGTCGCCTGGTTGATCAGGGTGGAGTCCTTCGTCGCGGCGTACCGGCGGAACAGGTCGTCCATGACGACACCCTCAACCCCGGTGCCACGCTCGATGGCCTGACGGGACAGGGTCTGCTGACCGGCGGCGGTCTGCACCGACACGGACAGCAGAGTGTCGTCGATGTCGGTGTTCGACACGGCGACGTTCTCCGACGCCTGCAGCGCAACGCTGGTCGCCGTGGTGATCCGCGAAATGTTGACCGTCATGCCCGACTCGGGCAGGTCGTGGTGGTTACAGGCGTCCGCGAACGGCTGCAAGTTGCTCACGGCCGGGGCGTACATGTCCGTCAGGTACTGCGGCACGGTCAGACCGGCGAAAGCGCCGGTGCCCGCCGCGCGCTGAAGGTACTGGCCCCGTTCGACCCGCTCCTCCTGCATGTGCCGCGCCAGCCGGGCCTCAGCCTGCGGGTCACGGAACAGGTACTGCATGGTGATGTCGCGGATGAACGCGCCGCCACGGCCGGTGTTGCCCTGGTGGTAGGTGCGCTCCTCCTGGCCGACCCGGGCAACCTGGTCGTAGGCGGGGCGGGCGCGGCGGTCCGACGCCGTCATGTTCCGGTCGTCGACCGGGGCCGGGTGTCCGCCCGCGGTGCGCTGCGCCATCTGCTCGTCGATTTCCATCTCCTGCGCCTTCTGGCGCCGGGAAATGTCCATCTGGTGCTCGATACCAGCGATGTCGACCTTGGCACGCTGGAAGCGTTCCTGAGCAGCCCTGATGTCTTCGTCCTCTTGGGCGGTGACGTTCGTCCGCCCCTCCTGCTTCGCTGCGGCCAGAATGGCGCGCACCTCGGACAGGGCACGGTCACGGTTGCGCTTGGCCAGGTCCAGTTCAGCTTCCTGGCCGATGATGATGTCGTCGATGGTCGCAACGGCCATGACGTCCTCCTCTGCTGACGGTATGGGAACCGCCAACACGGGGGATCGCGCGCTTTTCAGGTCTGACTGCCGGGGGTGCGCTCGTTCCGTCCGCCCGGTCTGACTGCCTGGTGGCCCGCGTGGCTACGTATGGGATGCGTGGCCGGTCTGACTGCCGGGGGCTGTACCGGTCTGACCGCCAGCCACGCCCCAACGCCTACAGGTCGAGTTCGCCGCCGTCGGCTGCGAATATCGCCTGGATGGTGGCGATGTTACGTCCCCCGGGCCGTCCACCGATAGATCCGTTACTGATAGAGACCTCGGCTGGGTCGTCCGGCACCGTCATCGTGTCCGGCTGCACCAGTTCGGCCGGTACCGGTTCGGCCTGCTCGCTGGGGCGGGTTTCGTAGTCGTCGACGGCAGCCTGGATGACACGGCGCGCGTCCTCGGACCCCTCGCCGAGGAACGCCCGCCGGTTCTGCGTGACCGGCGCACCGGCCCGGCCCTCGTAGCGGTACGGCAGCTCTGCGCCCAGCCATTTGCGGGTCAGCCGCGGGTCCGTCGCGACCCGCTCACCGCGCACCTTCGTAGCCGACGACCAGGCCCGGTCGACCAGCCCCGACTCGATGGCCTCATCCACCAGGAACCAGGTTTCCGCCCGCATCATGTCCAGCCACGCGGCCGGGTCACCACCCGCCTTGTCGGCGTACATGCGGGCGATGTTCACGTCCTGCTGCCGCAGGAAGATCGCGATCTGTTCCGCTTCCTGCTCGTTAGCGCTCATGTCCGTCGACGCCCGGTGAATCATGAACTCCGACCCGGGCATCCCCACCACCTCACCCGCGCCGATCGCGACGATGGTTGCGGCGGACGCGGACAGCCCGTCGACGTATGCGCGCACCTGGAACCCGTCGTCGCGCTTGTGGCGCAGCGACGACGCGATGGCGAGGGCGTCGAACACGCTGCCGCCCGGCGAGTTGATCCGCAGGTTGATCTGCGGCGTTTCGATCGCGGCGAGGTCCACGGCGAACCGCTTCGCGGACACGCCGAAGCTGCCGCCGATCTCGTCGTAGATCAGGATGTCCGTCGCGTCGGTGACCTCCTGAGTGGTGCCGTCCTCGGCGGGGTCGGCCGGGGCCGACCGGATCTCATACCAGGGCAGCTGTACGTCGACCAGTTCGCCCACCGACAGGCCGGTGACCGCGGCCAGTTCCGCCATCCTGCGGGCCGTGTTCGCGGTACGCCACTGCAGCCGCCGTACGTGCGGCGACGCCGACCGGTCCACCCCCCGCGAGGTCACCTCGATCCGTTCCCGGGCCGACGTCCGCGACTCGATACCCGCCACCGACAGGCGCCGCGCGGCTTCCTCCCGCGCACCCTCCGGCAGGTGCTCGATCTCGTCCAGGATCGTCGCGGCCCGGGCGGCGATGTCCGTGTGATGGCTGGCGCCGTAGTTCACGGCGGACACATCCCCGCGGTTGATGTCGTACGCCCGGATCTGGAAGGTGGTGAAGTCCTCATCCCACAGACCCCCACCCTCAGGGATCATGAACGCGAACGACATCTCCGTGATCAGGTCGTCGCCGATCGCCGACTTCAGGATTTGCACGTCCTGGCGTTCCAGGTTCAGCCACGCATCGTGGTAGCCGCCCTGGTCGTCCTCCTTCAGGATCAGCGTCGCGTCCCTCCCCCGGGACCGGGCCATCGTCACACCGGTGTGGTTCACCAGGAACGACACGTCGGGGCTTGATGCGAGAGTCTTCGCCCCCGACCCCCGCATCGTCATCTCTTCGTACTCGCCGAACTTGTCGTACATCGGGTAGGCACGTTCGTACTTCGTGAAATACCCGAAGGTGTGCAACATCGACTTGCCGTTGCGGGTTTCCTCCGCGGCCCGCACCTGCAGACCGGTGTGCGTCGGCTTGCGCTGCGCGGTGGGGTGCGGCGCGGCCTCCCGGAACTGCCGGTATGCGCGGTCGCCGCCACGCTCGCCTACCTGCTCCGCGGCTGCCCGCCGGGCCTGTGCGGGGTTACTGAACCTGGTCATATCTCCCTCACTTCGCCGGTGCTGCCGGAAGCTGCTTCGGCTGGTTGCCCTGCTCGATCGCCGGTTTGTCCTTCGCCGGGCCGACCTGCCCGGGCTGCTCCGCGGGCGCAGGTGTGCTCGCCGGGTTCGGTGTGATACCGCCGCCACCGGCGACGGCAGCACGCACCGTCACCATCTTCGGCACACCATAGATGTCGGCCTGCTCGTCCATCTGCTTCTTCGTCAGCGGCGCCAGATCCTCGATCTCCCGCACCTCAGCGTTCGTCAACTGCCACGTCTCCAACTTCGACCGCAAAACTTCCTGCCGGGTCTGCGGGTCCATGCGCAGCAAGGCGTCGGTGTTCAGCTTCACGTAGCGGGGCTGCGGAAGCAGGTTCGTCAGGTTCTTCTCCCGGCGGTGCACAGCCGGACCCAAATTCATGATCAGGAATTGCAGGTTCCGCTGGGTGATGTTCGCGTACGTGATCGACTGCCCGGACACGGCCGCGTCGATCAGATCCGTCGGCACCCCGAAGTAGCGGGCAATGTCGCCCATGCTGGCCTGGCGGCCCGCCAGCCACTCCATGCCCGCCTGGTCGGCCTGGATCATGTTGTATTCCCAGTCGTTACCGGTCACCATGATCTCGCCGTTGCGGATGGTGTCCTGATACCACTGCTTCGCCGACGTGCGTTCGTTGTCCTGCAGCCGTTTCACGGTGTTCTTCATCCACGCCTTCGGCACACCGCCACCGCCGAACCAGTCCAGGCCGTACTGCTGCAGCGACAGGAACTCGCCGATCGACGCCGCCGCGAACAGGTGCGGCGACAAGCCCACCGGCGACCCCGACCACGGATACTGACGTTCGTGGTAGACGTCCCGCGGCTGATACGTCTTGCCGTTGATGCGGTACAGAACCTGCCCTTTCCACACCACCACCGAGCAGGCCCGCAAATCCTGCAGCTGAATCTCCAGCGGCAACCCGTCCGGGTAGTAGGGGGTTTGGATGCCGTTCCGGGCGGTGATCAACCCGATGGCGTTGCCGGAGCGGTCCAAATCCTGCTGCGACGCCCACATCCAGTCGGTGAAATCCCAGCCCCGCCCCCCCGGCGATATCAGAA